TTGTTCGACCCCGTCATCGAACACAATGATGTATCATTATAAAATATTAATAATAACTTTTTTATTATATAAAGTAAAAAATGGAAAAAAAACCAAGAGTAGACAAGAAAAAAAATGTATGAAAAGTTGCTGAAGTGCTTGCGAAGCATCCGCACGCCACAGAAAGCGAGATTGCAAAAATGGCGAATGTCAGTAGTTGAACAGCACACAATGCAAAAAAAGAACTTGAGAAAAATTGAGGAAAAGACCTAATTATACAGTATATCGTCAATGCTAGCAAGGTGAGGATAAAAAGAGCGCAAAGAATATTTGATAGATATCTTGACGAACTAGAGAACAAAAAAACTCTCGAAAGATGAGATGTGTCCCTGACAAGGGATATAATCAAAGATGATTTACAAAGAGTAACTGTTTTGGGAGGAGATGTCACAAACGATCAGGGGTGACTCAAAGAGATCAAAATTTTATTACCAAAATAATTATGATGGTTGAAAAGATTGACTTTTCCGATAGATTGTTGTATAACCAAAAATACATACCTCTTTTACGTAACAAAAAGAGGTATATTTTTCTAATGTGATGATGATGATCGTGAAAAAGCGTTTTTGCATCACAAAAAGAAATTATCAAAAGTTTTCAAAAAAAAAACAAAATAATGTGCGTAAGAAAAATATACAATACTGTCAAGGACAGTTGTTTTGCTGAATTGAAAAGAAGAATAGTGGAGCGGAAACTCGAAGAGTATTTTGAGACCACTCGCAGCCCAATGCTAATCAAAAACAAACTTACTGGATGCGAGTTTATCTTTAAGTGATTGGATGATCCAGAGAAAGTTAAATCAGTGGAATGAGTCAGTAGGATATGGATAGAAGAAGCAACAGAGCTTACCAAAGACGACTTTGACCAACTAGATTTGAGGTTGAGAGGTAAACAAGAAATGCAAATCACCTGTTCTTTCAACCCCACAGATGCGGAGCATTGGCTAAATGAGTATCATCGAACAAAATGAGAGACAGAAGACCAAACTTGCTTGCACAGTACATACAAAGATAATGCGTTTGTTTGACCAGAATACGAAAAGGTAATGGACAGACTGATGGAGTCCAACCAAAACTATTACAATATCTATGCTCTCGGTCAGTGGTGAGTTCTTGAATGAGTTATCTATAACAACCGATCAGTGATTGATTGAGTGCCACAAGAAGCCACTCTTATTGTGAGATGACTAGATTTTGGATTTACTAATGATCCATCGACACTCATAGATATTTATCAACACAACGGGAAGCTTGTGATCGACGAATGCATATATGAGACATGACTAACCAACAATGATATTGACGCAAAAATGACAAGCTTGTGAATGGAAAAGAGGGTGAAAATATACGCTGACTCGGCTGAACCAAAAAGTATTGAGGAACTCAAAAGGAGACAGCGGAATATCGAGCCAGTCAAAAAAGGTGCGGACTCAATAACCTTTTGAATAGACACCGTCAAACAGTTTAATCTACTTATAACAAACACGAGTGCTAATGTATTAAAAGAAATAAAGAAATATTGCTGGAAAATAGACAAAAAAACAAACAAACCTACCAACGAGCCAGTCGACTTACGAAATCATGCAATGGACGCAATGAGATATGCAATTATGATGAGATTTGATACAAGAACACCAAAATCATCATGAGTGATCAAAGCAAAATGGTAAAAACACTTGTTTTTTATACAAAAGTTTTTATAAAGAACACAAAAGGTCAGAATTTTAGCATAAAAACAACAAAATGTATTGCGAAGACATAAAACCAAACAAAGTAATCTTGTTACAAGATATACAAAAAGACAAAGAATTGGAGAGGAAGATATGCATATTGGTTAACAATGCATATATCCAAGCACAGTCATCGACCAACCATAAAAGAAACTTTATGATCGAACAAGATCAGAAAGTAAAAACAATCTATCTTGATGACAGGATCACTTATGACATGATTTATTCTTACAAGAAAGCGTTTCTTTCGATGTTTCAGGATGAGGGATTGTCTCCAGTCTTTTCAGAACGTGATTTTTTCGATACAGAGATATGTCTCAAAATAAACAAGGTAGCTGCGTTCGATATCGAACTCATGAATAAAGACCAAAAAGATCAAAAGATGCTCTCTGACGTGTTCGATTATGGTGTATGAATCCGTCTCTATGAATGATGGAACAACGCAAAAAAAATACCTGAGTTCTATTCTCCATCTCCACTGTCTCGATACACAGACCCAACAGGAAATGTATTTGAGAATAATTTTGATTATCATTTATTTGCTAGACAGACAAGTATTCAAGAACTCAAACACAAACACGCTACATTGTGAGGATATATCGATCTTGACGAGGTAATAACGTGAGACAATCAAGGGGCAAGAGCAGACCAATGAGGGAAAAAACAAAGATTGCAATCACAAGCAGATAGCACCGACGAAGTTGTTTATGTTTGGCTTTGTTATATCACTCTTAACGGTGTCAAATATGTCACAACAATAGCAAACTGACTAACAAAGATTATCAAACGAGATGTAATCGAAGCAATAACAAAAGAAGAGAAAGACGATAGATCACTTACCCCGTTTCCTATATCTTTGTCTTATACAACGCCCAACCACTACGACCCAAACTGAGAAAGTTACAGGGAGAAAATAAAACCTGTACAGGTCGCACTAACGCAACTTGTGAACGCAATACACAGCAAGCAACTAAGAGACGCATGACACGATATTGTTTTTTACGATATCGATAGAGTAGACAACCCAGCCGATCTACTGCAAAGACCTGACTGATGACCGGTATTTATACCAACCACCCAACTATCTCAATGACCTGTCACAATGCCAGTTATGGAAAGAAACGACACAAGCAAAACATGAGAATATATTGCACAACTACAATCACGAGTAGAAAACAGTACAGCACTTACATGAGTAACTAGATGACAAGAGAGCGCAGCAGGCACATTGGGAGAAACCCAAATACAATTACAAAAATCTAGTGCAATGTTTTCTGTCGACGCAAAAAACCTGATGATTGGAGAAAGAATGTTTCGATGCAATATCTATTACAGACACCTCAAACTAAACATAACAAAAGCAAAAGAAAAAGTAGTAATCCTAACAGACACAAGCACTTTAATCAGGCTAACGAAAACAGAATTGATTGGTGCGAACGACCCCTATGTAAAAATCGTGAGCAAAAAAGAAATGATCATGAAAGATCAGGCTATGGTGGCAAACATGATGGCTATGCTGCCCATGATCCAACAAGACCCAAACACACACCCCGTGTCAGTCAAGATGTTTCAAAGAGAACTCATGCTAAGACAAGGAATGGATTGGAACTTCATCATCTCTGTAGTGCGTTTGGATGAGAGCGAAAGACACGCAAAGATGATGCAAGACATTATCAACGCCTGAGAAATGCCACAGGCCCTCATTATCCCAGGGATTGACCTCCCAACGTTGTATTTGTACATATCTATGGCAATTGACAACAAAATAAAAGAAAAAATTATCGCTTATCTAACAGTCAAAATGGTGCAAGAGTGAGTGTCCAAACCACAACAGCCAGACCAAAACTGATCAATGCAAGGAACAGCAAACAGTATGGCAAGCCAAGCTATGTCGTCACAAATAGCACAGAACAAACCATCTTTACCTCCACAATAACCCATGATCGATACTAACGGACTAGCAATCATAAGAAGAATTAAAGAGAAGAAACAATCACTATTACAAAGACTTTTCCTCGACATCAACCCTGAGGCAGACGAAAAAAAATACACATGGAACGCAGTCATTAAACTAACAATTGCAAAGATTGACGAAGTTGTAGACGAACTACTGCAAGAGGAGAAGAAAGCAAACCATGAAAGCTTGACAAACGGAAAAATCAAGCAAGCTCTTTTTGCGGCAAGAAAGAAAGAACTAGAAAACATAATAGAAAACCTACACACTATCGAAGTCATTACAATTATACAAAAAAAGCAATAATCTCTTGCATTTTATAAAAAAAACATTATTACAAAAACTAACGTACAAGAACTGTACATAATCGGCAATGTCAATAAGACCATAATGATTTTTATATCGTAGCTACATACATGACACAACTTGATCAAGAAGACCTCGAAGATGACTTGGATCTAGAACAAGACGTTGACACAACAAAAGAAGATAGAGAAGACGAGCTAGAGACTCTAAGAGCTGAAAATGAAGCACTTAGAAGATCAAAAGAAAAGTTATTGGACAAAAAGCACAAAGCTATACAAAGAAAGTCAACAG